AAATAATACTCATCATTATGTTTAAATGGTTTATGGTCATTTATGCCATCAAATATAATATAAGGGTATCCCTTTGATTCAAAATAAGATGTTAAAGTTATTATATTTTGTAATGTTTTATATAAAGAAAATGTTATGTTGCTATAAATGTAAATCAATTCTTTTCTATTTTTATATATCCATTTTGCAGCATTATTGCCATTTTTATAAGCTGGCATAGCTTTTTCAAAACATAATGGAGTAACATGCCATTCTTGCGGAGAATGTATCATATCATCGTAATATACTTGGTATCTTAAACATTCCGTTAACTGAATGACAAATAAAGAATCTTTTGCAATATCTTTTTTAACTTCACAAAATTCAATAGTTCTCCAAGTAATAGTATCATTACCACTACCACCTTTACCTATATTATAAACTTCTAAATTTAATTTTTCTCCTAAAAATTTAGGCCACGCTCCTTCTTTACCAAGAATATGGCCTTCTGTAAAGGAACATCCATTAGCTACCAAATATTTTTTATTTAGCATTATATTTTTAATTTTAATTTGGTTATTAACTTTTTGTCAGTACCATATTTTTCGCACATATATTTTATATTCTCCCTGCCTTCTCTGGTTGCATATAAAACTTCAATGTAATCAATTGATTGTCTTTCGGAACAATCGTAATCTTTTTTAATTAAATCAACTAAAAATGATTCGTATTTTTCTTCTCCTTTTCCTTTGATGTATTTAAGATAATATTTACCTTTAGGTATAATACTGATATACAACTTATACATTTCTCTAGGTTCTAATGTTTGAGTCAGAGGTAATATAGTTGCAATCAATTCTACCCATTCAGGTTTCATCGAAAGGAATCTATTAATCATAAAGTTACTCCATGTCTTAATATCTTCCTCCGATAATTTATCAAAGTAGTTTGGGTCTTGCTCCGATGTAATTGCAGCAATGTGGTCAAATAACTTTTTTCCTGCCATTATTATACGATTGGTGATGGTGTGTCTCTCAATTCCAAAGGTAATAACTCTTGCAATGCTTTTCCACATTGAGTACATAAATACATTTCAATTGGAATGATTGAATCTTGAGCATTACCAGTCATTATTTTACTTAATTTTTTAAATCTATATCCTGGCATAAATGTTTTATTTCCACATTCACACACCATATCCCTCGCATCATTTAAAGTGACACCATTTGGTAATCCTTGTTCCATTATTTTATAATATTTAAAATTTGAATAATTGTACTCATAAACACTATTTCTTTATCTACTACCAATGCATCTTTGGATAATCCTTCTGCAATAGTTAAGATTACATTTGCCGTATTACCTGCTGCATATTCATCTACTCTACTATACAACATAGAATACATTTCAGAATAATCATTTAAACGATTGTCCGCAACTGCTTGTCTGATATTCATAAACATATTTCGTTTATCATCATTTGCTTTTAACAAATCTACCAATTTAGTTTGAAAGTTAGATTCCACCATAATTTGATGGTCTACTTTCAACTCTCCTTTTGCAGATTGTAATTGACAAGTATTTAAGATTCTACGAATATCAGGGTAATATGAACTAATGATATCGGCAACATTTTTAACATCGTATTTAATTTTTTCCGCATCTAAAATTCTAGTAACCTGAATTGCAACATCTTTCTTTGTAGGAGGTGTGATTGCAAATGTTTGACATCTACTTTTAATTGGGTCAATAATCTTTTCGTGATAATTACACGTTAAGATAAATCTACAATGTTTAGAGAATGTCTCCATTAGATTACGCAAGATTGCCTGTGCGTTTGGAGTCATATAATCAAACTCATCCAAAATGATAATCTTAAATCCTGCAAATCCCATTGAGGATGCAAAGTTCTTAACCTTGTTACGAACGGTATCCACATTGTTCTCATCCGATGCGTTAATAATCATACTATCACATTTGATTGTATTTACAATAAGTTTTGCAAGTGTGGTTTTACCAGTTCCTGCTTTACCATGTAATAACAAATGTGGAATATCATTATTGTCCAAATATTGTTGAATGGTTTCCTTTACGGTTTCATTACCAACATATTCGGAAAGTGTTTGTGGGCGGTATTTCTCCACCCACAAACTATGTTCTCTCTTACTAATATCGTTTTCAAAAAAGCTCATAATAAATTAATTATTTTCTTTAGATTTTTCTCTTTCTAATTTTGATTCTTCTGAAATTGGTCTTGGGAAGATTGTGAACTGCATTCCATTTTGTTGAAAATTTAATCCTTGTCCTTCTATTGGTTGAATGATTAATGTTAGTGGCGATGGTTCTGAATTTTCATCTGCCCATGCAAATACTACAGGTTCATTGTTGAAAAATTGAAAACACCATTCAACATCTTCAATTGGTTGTGGTTCTGAAATACTAATACTACCTTGTGGTTGCAATTCCTCATTTGGGAATAATTCTAATTGTTTTTTCATTTTATATAGTTTATTTTTGATAATATAATTTATTTTCTTTAAATTTCAAAATTTTCTTTAATATATTTGTATAGATTTTTTGCGTATGTTTCGTTTTCAAGGAAAGATGCATGTCTATGTTCATCTGGTAAATTTGGATACTCTCCATCAAATCTGTTTTCATCGGTATAATCGGTTCCAACAAATGTTCCATTCCAAATAAATGGTATTTCTTTTTGTTTTAAGAAATTCGTTATTAGTAAATGATTTTTATACCAGTTTATAAAATCTTCACTTTTATTGGATAACGATACCATATTTGCCCAAGCCAGTCTTCCCTCCGTTTCTTCATCAAAATATCCCCAAGGATTTGGATGGTATGGTTCTACTTCACCATTTTCCTTATAGTATTCTCTTCTATGTGGGTATGTATACATTATTAATACGATTGATGGTTTTAACTCATCTACCCAAGTTATAATACTTCTGGCAATATAATCATTACTTCTACCACTTATACCTAAATTTAAATCAACACCATTTGGTATCATTCTAGATAAGTAATGTGACCAAGTTTGTCTATCATGCACACCTATCCCTTCAGTATGAGAGCACCCAACCGACATTATTTTTAATCCTTTCTTTTTAGGAGAATCACCTCTAAATCCTAACTCATTAAATGTGTAATAACAAGTTCCAGTATCGGACCCATTTCCTAATATTTCTTTATTTTTTCTTTCTTCTAATAACCATTTGTAACTTGCTATATCAAATGTTTTAGGATTCCAAAAATTTAAACTTTTCATAATTAAAATGTAAAAAACTTTTTTGCAGTTTGTGTTTCAGTTGATGCTTTTTCCCATTTCAATGCTTTGTAAAAATCATCTAACTTATTTTCCAACTCTGCTTTGAAAATCATATCTCTATCTACATATTGCTCTACAAAGTCCATAATTTCTTTTGGGTCATTGTAATCTTTAAATGCAACTGTATCTAATCCTAATGGGTTTTGTCTTAAATACACCCACTTAACCTTATCACCATCTCTAATTGGTTCATGCTTAAACGGGCAATCAAAGAACTTTAATAATCGGTTGTACGATATACCCGCTTTAACGTGTGCCGGAGTTCCTTTCTCAAAATTTGCAATAGCTAACCCACTATCTTTTCTCCATTTTCCGTTATCGTATTTACTCAATTCCTTAATGGCTCCACCTTTTGCTATTTTGTTTACAGGTAGATTAACCATACTAGCTTTAAATGCTAATAACTTTGTATCAACATACTCATTATCTTTACCCATAAGAATATCTTTCAACATACCTGACATATATTCCTGAAACGCTTTTGGGAAAGATGAACGAACTACATCCAAACCTTTTACATCCAACTTATCACATTTGATACCGTTCTTCAATACCATCCATTGTGCGTATCGTTTCTTTGCTACCCAAAATCCTGCTTTGGAGATATATTCCTTTTTGATTTCAAATCTGTGTTTATCTTTTGGAATACAAAAGAATCTTTCAGCTAATAAATCATAAAATGAATTTAAGAATGTTTGTGTTTCTTCAGCAATTATGTTAACTTCACTTGCCATTCGTTGCTCATCAAACTCTTTGTATTCTGGATATCTATGTTTTACCAATGGCTCTGCCATCATATAAATTGAATCCGTATCGATGTATACATTGTAATCTACTTTTGTACCTAATTCCTTATTATACTTGATATTTGCCATTTCAGCAGTTTTCTTAATCACAGTCTGACCTGTTATTGTAACTGCTTCTGCATTATCAATATCATAGAAACGAAATGCGGGTAATCCTAACACCCCATACATTGAGTTTAAAAGAATCTTTTGTACTAACTGGCGTTTGGCATAGAATTCATATTTTTCAGTATCACCTGCTTCACCATATTGTTTTTCTAATTTACGGAATTCAACCCTTTGTTTGAACCATGTATCCAAAATATCTGCAATCAATCCTGGTTTATCTTGATTATATAATACACCATTTGCTGCTACCCCTAAATTACTATCTTTAATAACTTCGGTTAATTCTTGTTTCGTATATTCGTATTTATCTCCTCCAGAACCTACAATTGTATAACTAGCATCTCCACCTCTAACCCAATGTTCTGCATCCCAATTCTGAATTTTACCAATCTTCGTTTCAGGTGAGATATTCAGAGTCATAATGATTGATGGATATAGTGATGTTAAATCCAAATCATAAATCCAATCATACT